ACTGACCGGAGAATACCGGGGTTGGGAAGATTTTGATGTTCTGAGCAGAACCGGTACCGGTGTAGGTCTCAGCAACTACAAAATTCATCAATGAACCAGTAGACTGACGATTTTGTGGGTTGACTGCGTAAACACCCGGAATGGTAAATACAGTACCTCTGGTAACTGTATAACTACTGGTGGTCGTAGCCGACAAGGTGAAGGTGCTCTGGGCATTGTTCTGAACACTACCACCAGCCTGTGCAGCGGGAGTAATGGAGTCAGTGCCAACACGGAACGTACCAGCAGTGTAGTTGCCCACATTCTGGTCCATTGCAAAGTTGAAGCCCAAGGTACTGTCGCCAAGTGCACCCTTTTTGAAGATTTCAGAAATCGTACCCTGCGGATTAAACAGGTTAGTCAGACCAGAAACGATTCCAACTTCAACAGTCGGGTCAACGACCATATGACGCTGATCATCTACCGGGGCAGCCATCTGGTTCAGTCGAGCACGTGCAGCCAAAATAGCAGCAGTGGCCTCAGCCTGGGTCGTAGCACCATCAGTCAGCTGACCGGGAGTACCAACAAGGTTGAACACGTTGTAGAACTGCTGCAAACCGTCATAATCGATTTTGTTAGCAATTGCTGCAACTGCAGGTTTAATGAACCGATCCGAAAAATCGGAAATGTTCAAGGTCAAATCCTGCGTGGTGAAAGCCATGTCCACACCAAACTGGGTATCCAGAGTCAGTGGTACATAGGTTTCAACAGAGGATTCAATCTGGAGTGCAGCACCGGTACGACCTACATAACGCGGGGGTTTACGCAGATTGATGGTGGTGCCAATTTTGGCTCCTTCAATCGCGAATTTGTTGTCATACTGGCGGGAAATAGCACGAGTAAACACCAACTGGTTCTGCAAAACTCGCAGAGCCTCGTTAGTGATCATGCTAATGGTAAGCAAGTTGTTGTTAGCCATCACTAAGCCTCGAAAGAAATGAAAAGATGTTAGCCTTAACTTTTCCCTCGGATGCTGCTAGGCTCGCACTTATCCTTGGTTGCCTGAAATAGAAACCCGGCCAGCGTTTCTATTACGTACGTGGATTTTAACACGTGTCAAAATCCACGTCAACGTTCATCTCATTCTGGCCTGTTTACGTGCCAATTCTTCGGCATTACGAGCGGCAATGTACTCTGCTGTACTCATTTCAGAATAATCCTTGGCATTGCCGGGAGTGCTACCAACAGCCGAGATTGGCTTGATCGGGGTAGGAGCATTACTGGTGCGCCTTGGAGCACGATTAATAATTTCAGCTAAACGCATTCCGGCTTGAATCGGATTCATATTGGCTATTTCATAAGCCACATCCAGATTCTTGCCCAAAGTGTAGGCGATTTCTGGCCCATTATCAAGACCAAGTAACGCCTGACGGATGGTTGGATTTTGCGCAAGACGAGGATCAGATGTAATCTGTTCAATTACGCCATCGTAATCAGAATATTTAGCACGGGCTGCTGCCTCAGCTGTTTCCAATTTCTTCTGCTGGGTTATTTGTTGCTCATACTGCTGGCGCTGCTCGTATTCCTGTTTAACCGCTTGAACCGCTTCCATTTTGGCCGATTCCCGCGTGTAGGTCATCATGTCCTGCAAGTAGCGGGGGTCAAACTGCCCACCTACATAATCCTCGGCATTAGGAGCCTCAAGAGTGGGCTGTTGTGCCGTTTCCTTTGGCGAGAGTCGCTGGAGAAGCTCTTCCTGTTGCTTTAGTACCTGTTCTAGTCTCTCCGCCTGACGACGGGCTTCGTGTTTGTCACGAGTCAATTCATTGATTCGGCGTTGATACCACGGTTCCTTCTTTTCTGATCCCTCATCCTCACCAACAGCCTCGGTTTCCTCATGTTCCTGAGATTCCTCAGTCCCCAACTCAAGCGGAGTATCTGCCTTTGGTGCTTCCGGTTGGACCACTTCCAACTGTTGAATGTTATCTTCATTCATTATTCTTTCTCCTCTGGTTTATTTTCACCGGTTAACGCACCTACATCGGGCTTGCGAGTCATTGCACCGGGACCACGTGATGACCTACCTCCGCTAGCGGGTGCAGCTGGTTGGACTGGTGGCTGCATAGCGTTTTGTATTGCCATTTGTTCCATTTGGTCAAATTCCACGTCCTGTTCACCAAATGCCGGAACAGTCTGACCTAACATTTTGATGATATTCTCTTGGATCATGGTTTCAAGACCTTCAGTCTTCTCAATCAGTCCGGCCTCGACTTCCATGCGCTTGGTCTGACTATCAAACCATTCGCGCTCCTTGTCCTGAATAGTCATGATTCGTTGGTCACGCAGATATTGAAGCTCCTGACTCATTTGCTCCATCTGACTAGCCATCTGATCCATCATACGCTGAGCTTGGATGACCTGCGGATCAACCTTCTCACCTTGAGCGGTAGGCTGTAATTCGGGTGGCAACAGCATCTGCAAACGCTTGCTGATCTCTTCGGCACCCGGCCAATCCATATTCTTCATCATCAGATCACCAATGGTCTGGAATAGGGTCGGATTAGCTTGGGTCAGTGCCAACATCATATTAGCCGCTTCATCACGCTTAGTTGCATAACTAGGGCCAGAATCACAAACGACGTCGTATTGACCAATTCCAATATTGTAAATGGAGTCGATGGCCGGATTATCAGTGTTCGCAGACGCCTGAGGGAGATTTGGGTCAATATTAACTTCGCGCGGTGAACCATCTTCACCCAAAATCCGAATGACACGAGCATGATCATAAATTTTTGGAATCATATCAACGACAATGCGACCAATCTGACGAATCGACCGGTTTAAATTGTCTTGATAGTGGAAATTACCGGTTTCGGCCTGTTTCTGTCGTAATAGCAGAGCACGACCAGACGTCTCATTGGACTGATCACCAAGACTGGGCTGATAAATGCCCATACTCTGCATAATGTCATTTTCAGCTAGCTGGATCGCTTGCATGATTGCCGGCGAAGCTTGCGGAGGCATAGCGCGTTGAGGTGCGCCAACGGGTGTACCAGCAATGCTAACGGGATCATACTCAAGATAAGCAAGAGATTCTTTGTTTGCACGTCCCCAGTTAGGATCACTCTCGAATTGTCCTGATACGCCAATAAAAGGGGCCTTTGGAGCCAGTGCAACATTCTCTGCGTTTGCCGAAAGGTAATAATTGTAAAGCCGTTGAGCATCTTTTGCATTTCTCACCAGTCCCGAACGATAACACTTACCCTGTAACCAAACTTCGTGACCTACAACGGGTACGATCGGAATATATTTAGTAGGTACCTCGGTACGCTCAAGGACTTTATCGCCTATACACTTGGCCCACATACAGCGACGGAGGAACGTGTCGCGGATTTCGCCAGTCTCTGGGTTTTGAATCTGGGAAGGTTCGTGCTCAATCCAATAATATTCGGCAATGCGTACACTGTCCTTGGTGTACCAACCCTGCATGTCGCCATTGCCAGCGGCATCAAAATTAGTCTCATCTACTCCGGGATAAAGTCGCTTGAACTCATCCTTGGGAATCTCCTCAGCTAGGATTGCCCATTCTGCGTCGGAACCGTCTGGAGACTTACTATGTGGATCATAATAGACCTTGAAGGGATCAGGGATACGGTCAATGTAAATCTCTTGGTCAAAAGAGGTATCGCTAGCCCAGTCATTTCTGACTCTGACGTACCCCAAGCCAGTGTCAACCTGCCATTCAACAGCCGTATCGTACGCGATTGATGCATTCGAATTATCCTGGATGTGGTGGACTAGCCCCATCAATACTTCAGCTGTCTCTTGATCTGCACCGTCCGTAGCGGGACGGATACGTATTGACGGAGTATTTTGTCGTATTTCATTGACCACACGGTCACGGAACTGTAGGAGTCTGTTGACAACGAGCATGGGGCGCTCCTTGCCCGGACGATTTCGGTCATATTTGGCATATTCTGGCCACTGGTCCCCCAAACGCGCAAATCTAACGTCATCTAACCGCTCCTGTCTATTTACAGATTCAAATTCAACTGCTTGGTTGAATCGTTCACGAATCGTTTTGAGCAATTCCTTGTCAGGATCACCTTCGGTGGCATCGTTACCAAGTGCTGCCAATACACCATCTGAATCTTGAATCATTGCATCCAACCGCCGTTAAATTCATCCACATGACGACGCTTACTTACGTTGTCATTCCTAAATCCGTCTGCACATAGTGCCAAATATCTGAACGCATCTGCGCCATGACTCCACTCATCATGAAGTGGTCCTTGTGGCTCCATCGTCTTCTGATGAACAGACCTACGATAACGCTTGAGGCACTCCTGCAGCTTCTCGGTCTTCTCCTTGTCCATCCAAATACGAGGAAAGGCTAACCTAGCCATTCGAATCCCGTGTTCAACCTCGCCCACAGGGAGTACCTCGACGGTCCAACCCATTTGAGTCATAAGCTCCGCTGCACTTTTGCCCGTCTTGTAATCACGAGCAACGGCATCATGTGGGAGCCAGACTTTGCCCCAGTTGTAATTCTTGGCTTTCATCTGGTCACTGTACCAGTCCAAAGTCTTGTGAGTGTTCTCAATGTAGTCAATGATGCGCAATTCGGACCCGGCACGTTGCGCAATGATAATTGACATGGCGTCATTCCAGCCCAAGTCAAACACTGCATGTGCTTTCAACAATGGATCGTGCCTAATTAATCCAATCCGACCATCCTCGATCATCTGCTGATATTCATCGGCGTAAATTGCGCCTTCGGCCACAGTCATCGGGATGCCTTCCCAGATATTTTGATATCCTTTAGGATCGACTATTTCCGAGTGCAAGCGCTCCTGCTCCAGTACAGACGGGAACCAAGGGTTATCGCGCCAGTTGATTTTAACTAGGAACGTGTTAGGGGGCGGCGAATTGATGAATCGTTTATAAGTGTCATCTGTATCGAGATAAGGGTTGAGTGTCACCCATATTTCTGATCCGTCGCGGCGTATCGTGGGTATGAGAATGTCCCACGATTTCTTGGAGACGGTCTGTCCTTCCTCCACCCATACCAAGTCACAACCTTCGAAGGACTTGATTGATTCGACTGTGTGGGAAGCAAGACCTGCAAAACTAAACGTAGATCCGTTTGCGCCACGTATCTCAGACTCAGTGACAGTATAAAATCCACCAAGACCTAACTCCTGGATTTGGTCAGTTAATAGAGTATGAACGGAATTTTTAATTGATTTCTGCACTTCACGTGCACAAAGAATGCGGAGGGGGCGTTCCGCTGCCTTGATTAATGCTGCACGAGCAAAGGCCCAAGACTTGCCACTACCACGTCCCCCATAAGCGACTTTATATCGATATGGGTCGAATAAACCCTTAAGAATCGGCGGGAATTTCGCTATCGTCGTCATCTTCTAATGGCTCATTACCAAATACTACGCGTATTGAATGGGTTATTGGCCCACCATCAGCACCGGTAATCTCCTTACGTTCTACGTAAATGCCACTAGCCTTGCCTCTATTGAGTTCTGCATTAATAGCCGCACTAAACTGCCCATTTTCCTGAGCACCACGACCTAATTCCTCTAGCCGCTTTAGGTGGTCCTCAAGGGTAACTCGTGCACGTCTATTAGACTCGTCGCGCAATTCCTTAAGTCTGTGTTGCACTTTGGGGTTGGCCAGCATCTTGGATGCACTTTCTCTAGCCGTCTTGCGTGTGCCAGTTTGGTGATCATATGCGGCTACCCAAGCATCGACGTTAGTCATGCCAGCATGAATGTTCAAGCAGAATAATTCCTGCTTGTCCGTTAGTTTTGTCATAGGTCCTAGTTCAGCCATGGCAACATTATAACCCATGCATTGGGTGTTGTCAAACATAACCTTAAATATGGTACCCCCTATACTTTTTTCTTTTTTTTCTAAAAAACATTTTAAAATTCTTTTTTTTAATCTCTCTCTCTCATGAAGTAAAAAAAAAGTCTAATAGTTACCCATATTGTCGAATTGGGGGATTCGTGATACAATTCGTATTGTGGACGACCTCCACACCCATTATTTTAATCAGGAGAAACTTATGAATACAGAAGCCAAGCGCTTCTTGGATTTGCTGTCTGCGTCAGATAACCACTGGCATTTCCAGACGTTCAGTGATAACAAATCTGCTAAGGGTGGCTCCACGCCACAGGGTCCATTTAATGAAATGATGGCCGATCAATTGGCCGTATTTAATAAACACGGTGATGGAATCTTTGTTGCCATTAATCAGCATGCGCCCAATAAGCCGCGTCAGAAGAAGAACACCAGCGTTATTAATGCTGTATTTGCTGATTTTGATAATCCTGAAACTGCTTTGGGTTCAGTGGAGCAAATGGCTAACCGGTTGATGCCAACCATTACTGTTGAATCCTCCCCTGAGAAATACCACGTTTATTATGCATTAGCGAGAACTAATGTAATTAGCTTAGCTGCGTTCCCAAAGTGGCAGCGTAAGTTGGCTAACGAGTTTGGCGCAGACAAGTCCATTACCGACACCAGTCGTGTCATGCGTTTACCGGGTTACCTTCATCAAAAGAAGGAGCCTTTTATGGTCCGTATTGTGGACGAATTGTCTTCAGGCCAGCGTTATGGGTTAGATGACCTCGTTGCCGCATTTTATGGTGGGCGCAATAATTGGATGGCCAGCATCACCGGTTCGTTAAGACGTAATGGACTGTCAATTCCTGACATTGAGCATGAATTGTCTCGTTATAATCAGGAACTCGACAACCCACTGGACGAAGATGAATTGAGCCAAATAGCATCCGGTGGTGAACGTTACGAAGCCGATCCGGATGCTGCAGCCAGTTTTGAACGGTCCAAATTAATTGACCAAATGGGTCTAGAGTTAGACAGAAATGGTGTGGCCAAAAGTTGTCTTAGTAACTTAATTAAGATAATGTCACATGAAAACCTAGTCCAGTATAATCGATTTGCTAATGCCATTGAATTGATTCAGCCATTTAACTTATGGGCCAGAAGTTCTGACTTGCCGTATTTTAGCGATGAAGATGAGAAATGTCTTAAATCTTACATCGCCATGAAGTATGGTAATGATTGGGGCAGGGAGTCATTTGGAGCGGCTGTCACTGGTGCGGCATTGGTCAACATGTATGATCCAGTGGCTGACTACCTCAATAATCTGACATGGGATGGCATCAAGAGGGTATCTACGAGCCTCTCCCGCTTCCTTGGAGCACCAGATAGTTATTATACTAGCTGTGCCGCCGAGTGTTTGTTCGTCGGAGCCGTGAAGAGAGCCTTCAACACCACTGGTGTCCGCCACGATGAAATGGTCGTGCTGGTGGGTCAGGAGGGCAGCGGCAAGTCCGCCTTCTGTCGCATCATTGCCAAACGTGATGAATGGTTCACTGATAACATAGGCGACCTCAAGAGCAAGGACTCTAGTGAAGGACTTCAGGGAAAATGGATCGTCGAATTTGCCGAACTGAAGTCCATGCAAGGCGTGTCCAGCGAACACACTAAGGCATTTCTCAGTCGAGACGTTGACAAATTCCGGATGCCGTACGGCACTCGTTCTTCCGCCTTCCCACGTCGTTGCATAATCGTCGGTACCACCAACAATGAAAGATTCCTCACTGATGTGGGCGCTAATCGCCGTTTCGTGCCTGTTCTTACTTCCGGTGGTTATGATTCTAAGCATGAGTTGGATCGAGCAGCCCTCGCATGCGAGGTTGACCAACTCTGGGCCGAAGCTGTGCACATGTACCGAGAAGGACATGATGGGTGGATGCCCAAGGACGTCAGAGCCGAAGCTGCTACCGTGAAACAAGAATTCCTCGACACTGGCGACCTTGAACAAGCTATTGCTGCATACATTTTAGATGATTTGCAGGAACAGAAGACCGTCTTTATCCCACGTGATTTCTACTACACTCTTCCTAATGCCACTCCTGAGAAGTGGGATGGAGCATCAAAGATATTTCGCCAGATCATGAATGCCAGCATCAGGGTATTTGGCAAATCCGAGTTTGCTGATTGGGAGGAGCACCATGGCAGAGTCAAGGGTTACCGCGTACGTCACTGGAGGAAGAACAATGCATCCTGAAGCTGATGACGATGATGATCGTGAAGAATATGACGGTAATGAGCCAGAGCGGTGGGAATACGAGGATTATTACGACAATCCCGCAGATGATTACATCATGACCGAGCCTGAGTTGCGAGGACACTTATAATCGCAATATATTGACACGTGTTTCTGACCATGGTATAATAACTCCATGGTCGGATTTCACCGCCCACATAACCAATAACGGAGACACGGAAATGAAAGTAAAATTAAGAATGGTAGTTTTGCCCTACATGCCCGAATTCAAGGTGATGTTTGCATCAGCTAAGACCAAATTCCCAGGTGTCACTTTGACATACATTGGCACCGACAAGAATGGTAAGCATTACTTTCAGGAATTTGGCAACCCGATACCTTTCATTTTGTAATAACCAATAGCGGAGATAGTCATGAAAGCAATCTATAGAGACAGCCAAGAAGTCACGATCATCGAAACCAAGGAGCGTGGGTGGACTTACGTGCAATTTGCTGATGGCATGGAACGGAACGTACGTAGCAATGAATTGGTATTGATCGAGGAAGAGAAAAAGGAGTATACTCTAGCCGAGGCAATTGCTGCCCAAGACCATTTCGAAATGACTCCCAGGTTGCGCACCTGCGGCAATACCCAGTATAACCCAAATCACTACGTTAAAACCAAGTCCATCAATGGTAATTACACGTTGAATAACGGCGACCTGATTGCCAGAGAGTGGGCAGCATTGACCCTTGAGGAAATATATGATGCATCCTCAATAGCACTTGGCGAGAGCGTTGAAATATTGAAAGCTAAATATAACCACCTAAATCCTGGCATGCAAAGAATGTGCCTCGGTAATCGTGTTCGCGCAGCAAGTAAAAAGAAATGATTAATATAACAGCAGAAAAGGGCAAGTTCATGGTAACTTGCCCATACCATGAGGCAGCGGCTGTACGAGGTGTTCCCGGCAGTCGCTGGTCCAGCCACCGTAAGCAATGGGTGATACCCTTCAGCAGAAAAGCAGCGGAACGGCTGTCATCTTTGGGTGATGCAGTCGTGTTCGAACGGCCAGCGATGGAGTTAATGGCCCAAGCAGTCAGGAACAGTCGACCACCCAAGGACAATTTCCCAGCGTGGTACAAATTCAAGACCAAACCAATGGCACACCAGAAACGGGCACTCGATTTCCTGTGGGAAAAGAAAGACGCTGCTTTATTCATGGCGATGAGGACCGGCAAGACCAAGACCACCATTGATTGGTTTACCGCTCTGAAAATGGATGGTAAGATCGACCACGTTCTGGTGTTTTGCCCGTTGTCTGTTCGTGGATCATGGGAAGCCCAAATTGAGGAGCATTGTCCTATTCCGGTGGAAGTCGGGCGGTATGATCTATCCAAAGCAGCGGGACGAACGGCTCAAGGAGCTTTTTCCTTGGACGAAAGTCCATTCAAGGCTATGATAGTAGGGATCGAATCGATGGCGACAGGAGGAGCCTCGGAATGGGTCCGTCAGTATATAGCCGAGAACAAGCGGATTTTGTGCGTCGTGGATGAGTCACACCTAATTAAGACTCATAATGCCAACAGGACCGAGAAGATAACCATCCTGGGTAAATTATGTGACTACCGGATTATCCTTACTGGCACACCAATTGCCGCCAGCCCATTGGACTTATATTCTCAATTCCGATTCCTTGACCCAGATATTATAGGTTACAGTGACTTTTACTCGTTTAAGGCTCGATACGCCATCATGGGCGGTTACGAGAACAAACAAGTAATTGGGTACGACAATCTTGAGGAATTAATGCGGGAAGTGGCTCCGCATACGTTCCAAGTGAATGCCGAGGAAGTAGCCGACCTGCCACCTAAAGTGTACATGACCAGAACCGTGCAGCTGTCGCAGACTTCGATGAAGTTATACAACGACATTAAGAAGCACAAGATAATCGAACACAAAGGCAGTCAGTTAGTGCTGTCCAATGCTTTGGACCGATTAACCCGGTTATCATTGTTGGTGAACGGGGTAATGACCACTGGGGAATCAGGTGATTTCGAGTATGGTTGGGTGTCTAATGCCAAAATCAACGAGTTGATGGACTTGATTCAAGAAAATCCAGTGCCAACAGTTATTTGGACCACTGGCCGAATGGAACTGCGTAAGATTGTTCAAACACTAAACGAGGCAGGTTATGATACAAGAGAAATTCATGGTGGAGTCAAAGAAAACGACCGAATTACAGCTGTCGACGACTTCCAATCAGGAAAGGTTAGATACCTTGTGGCGAATACAGCTGTTGGAGGAACTGGCATCAAGCTGGCCAGAGCCAGAATGCTCGTCTACATGTCGAACTCGTTCAAATATGTCGACCGCAAGCAGAGCGAGGAACGAGCAACAGATTTCCTTAACCCCGGTGAATCTGTTTGCGTGGTTGATATTGTTGCTGATGGGACAGTAGACACCCAAGTGATCCAACCAGCACTGCAAGCCAAATTGGACGTTGCCATGTACGTCAATAGCCACATTAAAGAGCTAAAATTGACAGAAGGATTGTGAAGTGGTACAATAAAACCTTCGAGATAACTGATAACGGAGATAACGATGCACGACGATAAATACATATACCAACTTCCCGATGGTACACTGTGCGGGATCGAGGAATTCCTACTTGCTGCAGAATCGGTGTTGGCTGATGCCGGATTCCATTTTGCAGAAGATATTGAAGATTTGCCAGAGGTAAACTAATGGCCAGAGTATTTGTAACCCAAGAAAGTGGTAGTGTGGATTACCTGCCAGCTTGCCAATTTGGTGATTTGATGTTTGTAACTGGGTCCAACCAGCGAATAAGCCACCTCCCCCAGTCAATTGACACCCAGTTGGTGCTGGAGCAGATTAACACAGTTTTGGCGGATTTTAACCCGGACGAGGATTACTTGCTGTGCACTGGGTCACCCACTATAATGGCCATTTGTGGTGCTACACTTGGTGAAGACCTACACAAAATTCTCAGCTGGGACAACCGCGCTCATAAATATTTTGAAGTGATAATATAATGAATAATTACTCAGACGACCTCAGGGAAATGACTGTAGTTCAGCTAGCTGGCGAACTTCGGAAGTTGAAAGAGCTTAAGGAGTCAATGGAAGAGGACCTTAAGGAAACGAACAAGTACATCGAAGAGATCACCAGGCAGATCCTCCCCGAGAAGATGGATGACCAAGGTATCTCCAATATTAAGATTGATGGTGTTGGCAGGATCACGCTGCGTGGAGAAGTATACGCGTCGATCCTGGCCGCGAATCGCGACGCAGCTTATCAGTGGTTGCGTGACACCGGCAGAGCATCGCTTATCAGTAACACGGTCAACGCCAGTTCACTGAAAGCAGCATGCAAAGAGTGGCTGAAGAATGGTGAGGAAATCCCTGAAGACCTCATCAAAGTGACGCCAATTACCGTAGCTGTATTAACGAGGACCTAAAAATGGCTAAAGAAGTAGTTAAAACCCAAGAACAGATGCCAGCATATTTGAACGCCGGAACTGTACGCGGAACGGAAAATGTAACCCAGTCTGATTTGATCATTCCTCGTCTGGAGTTGGTCCAGTCCCTCAGCCCCTGCCGGAAGAAGACTGACCCCAGCTACATCGAGGGTGCCGACGAGGGTATGTTGTACAACAATGTCACTCGGGAGCTTTATGGACCATCCGTCAAATTGGTGCCGGTATCGTACCGGAAGGAGTACCTGATATGGAAGGACCGTCAGAAGGGTGGCGGATTCCGTGGCTCATTCCCGACTATGGAGGCAGCCATCCAAGCGAAGAGGGATTTGGAGGACGGGATCGACTGCGAGATAATGGACACAGCCCAACACTTCTGCCTGTTGTTGAACAACGGGAGTGTCGAGGAAATCGTTGTCTCGATGCAGCGCTCCAAGCTGAAGACCAGCCGCAAGTGGAACAGCCTGATCAGGATAGCGGGTGTTGATAGCTTCGCTAAATCCTACAACCTGTTTGCTGTCACCCAGACCAATGCCATGAACCAGGATTACTGGGGCTATGACGTGTCAAATGATGCATTTGTTGCCGAGGACGTCTACCGCAAAGCGGAGATCCTCTGGTCACAAGTTAATGACGGACAAGTGAAGGTCAACGCAGACCACGACGAGTCCGAATACTGAGCAAACGTCCGCGCTGGCGACGCTAAAGGCCAGCACCTCTCATCGATACTAATGCCAAGGACGGCTTTTTTACAGGATAAACAATAATGGTTTACGAAATTAAACCGAATATCGGCTCCCTTTTCAAGAACAGCTACAAAACAGCTGGCGATAAGAAGCCTGATTATACTGGCTTTTGTGTCATAGAAGGGAACGAATATAAAATGTATGCGTGGATCAACACAGCTAGGAATGGCACCAAGTATATGTACCTGAATTTCCAGCTGATCGAGCCAATTAATCGTTCTGAATCTGTGGGCGTTGACTTTGAGGAGGATAAAGAATAATGGCTTACGAAACAAAACCAAATACCGGCTCCCTTTTCAAGAACAGCTACAAAACAGCTGGCGATAAGAAGCCTGATTATACTGGCACTTGTGTTGTGGATGGTAACGAATATAGAATATCCGCGTGGATCAACACGGCCAGAAATGGCACTAAATATATGTCCCTGAATTTCCAGCTGATCGAGCCAATTAATCGTTCTGAATCGGTGGGCGCTGACTTTGAGGAGGATGTGCCATTCTGAAGTTTATGGGGCGCTGCGGTATTTAACCTTTTAACCGGTTCGATAAAACGAAACCGCAATGCCCCACCCTTTATGCCTCTCGGGACCATTACCACCTTGGGTGGGCGTGATCGATCAAAACCGGGAGGCACCCATTTACGACGCGCATCAGGATCAGCCGGGGCCGGCCCGGCGCATAGGCCAACGGCTGTTAACGGGAGTGCCGACCCCGCCCGCGTCACCCATTTTCTGTCGGCAAAACTCGGGCACGGCCCGCGAGAATCTTTAAGGGTTCCTATACCGATGGAAATGACAGCCGGGAAAGACCGGCACCTAATTTGTATCAGTTTGTATCAACTTTCGGAAGGAGTGATAAATGGCCAGACACAAACACGCAGACGTGATCCACGCATGGGCAGATGGTGCTGAGATTCAGCAATTTTGTGGTGATGGGTGGTATGACGACTCTGACACGCCAAATTGGTTTGAGGACGCCGAATACCGCATCAAGCCACGCACAGTGAAACATGAGGGAGCGTTTGGTGCTTTTCTGGTGAATGGCCTAAATGCTAACATATGCGCCGAATGCGTCAATAAAATGCGCCAGACGTTAAATCCGGAACCCGATGAGGCAGCATGAATTTTCCCAATTTAGATGGCCAGATAATAGCGTTTGATACTGAGACGACTGGCCTCAATATAACTGATAAAGCTTTTGGCTTTTCCGTTGCCGTTGATGGATGGAGTGGCTACTTTGATATTCGTGAGACTCCCAAGGCTCTCCTTTGGCTTTCCGAATGCCTTCCTGAGCGCATCGTAGCCCATAATGCATCATTCGATTACCGGATGATCACCAGAGCAGGAGCCAAGCTGGATATCAATTTGCTTGATGATACCGTGATTCGGGCCTGTTTAATTAACGAGCATCACTTGTCTTATGGCTTGGATGATTTATGCCGGAAGTATCTTGGTGACGCCAAGCAGGAGGAAATATACAAGGAGTTAGCCAAGCTGTACGGTGGGCTAGCCACCCGTAATGTGCAAATGAAGAACATTTCCAGAGCACCAGCTGAAATCGTAGCCCCATATGCCATCAAGGACGTTGAGCTAACGTTGAAGCTGTGGAACTGGCAGGAGGAGGAGATCAAGCGACAGGGGATCGAGCAAATAGTCGAATTTGAACGTGGCTTGATGCCAACGTTGATTCGTGCTGAAATGCGCGGGATACGGGTGGACTTGGATGCTGCCCACGAAGCCCAAAAAGCACTAACTTTGGAGTTAGATGAACAGCAAGCCCAAATTAACGAGATCAACAGTAAACCTTTTAACGTTAACAGTACCCCTCAAGTGCGTGGACTGTTTAAACCAACTAGGAATGGAGACAGTTGGATTTGTGATAATGGGACGATCCTTGACTCCACAGACAGTGGTGGACCATGTATCAATTCTGAGGCCCTACGACGAATGGAGGGAGACCCCAGAGCAGATCTTATTTTATCGATCCGTTCATTAATTAAGACTCGTGACACTTTCCTTGGTAGCCATGTAATTAAATCTGAACATAATAGACGCGTATATCCTACAATCAACCAGAACAAAGGTGAATCTGGTGGAACTGCCACGGGCCGGTTATCTTATACCGGACCTGCAATGCAGCAAATTCCAAGTCGGAATAAGAAGGTTGCCGCCATCGTCAAACCCATTTTTCTTCCCGATGAGGGTCATTGTTGGGTCGATGCTGACATGGCCTCTTTTGAGGTTAGGGTGTTTGCCCATTTTGCTAACGATCCTGTAATCAACCAGATGTATCTGGACGACCCAAATACCGACTTCCATCAGGCTGTCGCTGATCTGACCGGGTTACCCAGAAATGCTTCATACTCTGGCCAGCCAAACGCCAAACAGCTAAACCTGTCGATGATCTTTAATGCTGGGAACGGTGCCATCGCAGATAAGATGGGTATGGAATGGTGGTGGGACGAATTTCTCGACAAAAGCGGGAAGCCCGTTCGATACAAGCAAGCTGGCCCCGATGCCCTCCGAGTGATCGACAAATACCACGCGACACTGCCTGGGGTTAAAACTCTGGTCAACGGAGCCAAGCAAGCGGTGATGGAACGTGGCTACGTCCGCACTAAATTGGGTAGACGGATTAGATTCCCGGACAAACGTTATGCATATAAGGCATCTGGGCTGCTGATCCAGTCCACTGCAGCCGACATTAACAAGCAGAATTGGATAGCCATTGAGGAAGTCACCAAGAAATACGGAGGCCATTTGATCCTAAACACTCATGACTCCTATTCTATGAGCCTACCAAAAGATACATGGGAAGCCGCGTGGAGAGACGTGGAGAACAAAGTAGCTACATCGTATCCTTGGTTCCGTGTTCCGCTCGTCCTTGAGCTTTCCGGAGTTGGGTCGAACTGGTGGGAAGCGGTGAAATAATGTACCAGAATAAACCAATGTCGGAGGTCCAACCAACCTGCCGGTTAATTGAGGACGAATTGCCACCTATGAGCAAGGACGTCTGGCTTATCACCAAATATGGCCATGGTTATCGTGGCCGTTACGACCGAAATGACGACACCATCGTGGCATGGTCCCCACTACCCAAATTAACGGAGGAACAACGCAAATACATTGACGACCTGTTCGGATTGTAGTAGAATAACGACTCCATAATCAATAGAGGCAAAAATGAGAGAATTACACGTTATTATTGACGGTCAGTATGGTTCGACTGGCAAAGGATTACTTGCTGGTATTATCGCTCAGGAAAAGCAAATAGACACTATTTGTACGGCATGGGGTCCCAACGCTGGGCATACTTTTATTGATCGTTTTGGGCGTAAATTCATCCATACGATGCTGGCCAATGGCATCGTTGGAGCCAGCGTCAAGCGAGTCCTAATTGGTCCGGGATCAGTAATCAATCCGGAGAATTTGGAGAAGGAGATAGCCGAAGCTGGTGCCGTACTAGGTAAGGTCCAAGTAATTATTCATCCACACGCTGCCATCGTCACTGAGGAACATCGGGAGACGGAGGATAAGACGATGACTGCCATTGGCAGCACCAAGAAGGGTGTGGGTGAGGCAGTAATTCAACGCATTCGACGTGATCCAAAGAATCTAAACGTGGCCATTAAATGCAAGCACGAGTTGATTCGTGATTTGGTGGTTGATGCTAGGACGTACGATTGGTTCTTAGATCGATCCGAGAAAGTGATGGTAGAAGGTGCTCAGGGATTCAGCCTGTCGATGTACCACGGGTTCTACCCGTACACTACCAGTCGCGACGTGTCGACACATCAAGTGCTGGCGGACTGTGGGATTCCATTTAACGCGGTCCCGACCAGTGTGTACGGATGTTTCCGGACTTATCCCATTCGAGTGGCTAACCGGTACAATGAAAATGGTGAAATGGTAGGTACTTCTGGCCCCTGTTACCCAGACCAAATGGAAATGAGTTGGGCTGATCTGGACATGGAACCTGAATTAACCACCGTCACCAAGCTGCCACGTAGAATTTTCACGTGGTCAGAGACTCAATATTTGGATGCCATTAGAATGTTGGGCGTGACTCACCCATTTATCAACTTCATGAACTATATAAAGGACGAGGATTACCAACACAAATTTATTGGCCGATTGAACGAGATTGGTCCGAGGGTCCGTTATTTGGGTTTTGGTCCCACGGAAATGGAAGTAATCAACGCTGACAACGCATGGTATAAATAATGGCACACGATATAGAAATGCTGCAGGAAGATATCGTCCAATGGCTTGACCGTGAGCACCCAAATAGAAAAGAGCAAGCGGTATGGGCGAAATTGTTCGAGGAACTGGCGGAGGTAATGGTTGATCCCACCGATATTGGTGAATGGGCTGATATCATCATCGTTCAGCTGGATCTGGCTATGAGATATGGTCATTATATGGACGATATTCTAATGATAGCTCGTCAGAAGCTGGAAATAAACAAAAGTCGGAAATGGGAAATAAACAAGCACGGGGTAATGAAGCATGTTAAATCTACGACATAAATTAAGAGCGTGTCACGTCAAACGGTGGCACATTGTCGAGTGTACCAAGGTCCAGACGGTAGCCGAACATTCGTTTAACGTGGCTCTGCTAGCCGAGGAAATATGTAAATTGATTGGTGCCGATCAAGATTTTAAATTGATGGTTCAGCGTTATGCCATCCACCACGATATACCCGAAGTGGTATTAGGCGATCTTCCAACCAGCGTCAAATCGGTATTTGGTGATGACGCTTTAGAAGAAGTGGAAAAAATATCTGATATGTTGGACCCACTATCGGGAATGGATTCACCCGCTATTCACCGTGTGGTAAAATTAGCTGACCTGTTGGATTCGGTCATATTCTTGGCTCAACATGGTGTAGGAACTCACGCTAGAAAGGTGCGTGAGGTAATCATAAAGGATATCGGAATGCTCATGTTCTCATTTGACTACCAAGAGCGCATTAAATTGCAGGAATTAGTCAATCAGATTAAAATATGGGATACCGATCAAGACCTAGGAGACGATGTATTATGGCCGAATTAAAGGATATTTTGTCTGATCGTGGACAACAATATGGTGACTTTGCTGAACAGGCTTTATTATCCCAAACATTAAAATATTGGGCAATGCCAAAGTCAGTAGTTAGTGAATGGGAAGCCTACCAAAGAGAAGCAATGGAAATGATCATCCATAAAATATCCAGAATAACCAACGGCAATCCGGATAACGTGGACTCTTGGCGAGATATAGCCGGATATGCTACACTTGTAGCTGACCGATTAGAGTTTGAGTAAACTCATCCCAATCGGGACAATCTGATGCCCATAAAGCGACTTCTTTATGGGCATCAAACGACTGACCGTTGCCAACCAGATAACCAGTGGTAGGCCCAAATAACAAATAATGTTTATTACAATACAGGAGCAAAAATGTATGATGAAGACGAATAAAATCCCGTTGATCTTGGGTGAAGTGTGGGATTACCACTCTCTGGCCCTTCCGAGGCTCGTAGGACTTCAGTTCGACCATACCAGCTACTCTAGTAGCCATTCCCGGTATAGCGATCGAAAAGAAGACGTCCGGAGTGCCTTCGTCAATACGGTTCTCGATTCGTTGAGCACGCCACCGGGAACCCATTCCCTTACGGACCTTTTGCCACAACAAGGATTCTAACATATGAAATACTTAATATTTATATTGATTATTATATCATACGCTTGGGTTAGTGAGTCTGATTATCAATACCAACTAATGAGAGAAAACCATGTTTCTGGAAAAAGAACTGAGAGCGGACATTGATGGTTCATCGTTCGAATGCCCCGAACGTAGACTAATGTGCCACGTCATCAATCGTGCTATCGTAGATGCATCTATTCCCAATAGCAAAATGTTAGCATGGGAAGCCATTGATTTCTTATTTGGTGACCGGATTGATATATATCTTGAATTATTGGATATAGACCCAGAAGTATTTAAGGAACAGTTGCCTCGCCACATGAGTGCCTACCGGAGAAGGAAACACAACCACCCGGGAGACGTCAGCAAGAGAAATTTTATGGTTAATTATGAACGGTTCTATGGAAAACCGTTTAGGTCTGCCATACCACGTGAAGTATTATACGGAGACAGAGGATGAAACATTTATTCTTATTTTTGCTATCATTTCAAGCAGCTGCTAACGTCACCTGCTATACTTATGGCAACATTACTTCGTGCACTGATGGAACATCGGCTTACCAATATGGCAACATGACCCAAATCTTGCCGCCAAATGGTAAGCCTCAAATTACGATGTATCGATATGGGAATCAAACCCAAATTATTTCGCCCATTGATTTTGCTCCAACCCCGTTGAACGACTTGGGACAGAACACTCCCTTAGGGCTACCCTCGCCAAATCTACCTTCATTGCGTTAACATCTTTGCGAATCTCAGAAAGATCATTATTGTGCAACTGGAGATGGTCATCAAACTCCTTCTCCAGTGCACTCAAACGGTAGGATTGCTCCCGCTGGGTTGCGTACATGGTAATGGCTACGCCTGCCAACATAGCCACCATTTTTAACCAATCACTCATCCCTTAAACAGGACCCCTATTAGTCCTGCTACTGCTGTACCTGCCACTACGATTTGTTCCATTAATTGCGGATTGATTGCTATGCCCAAGGAAGTGGCAAGCATCGTGATACCCCTCCACGTGGATGGCTGTTTCAGCTGATCAATAATCCATTTTGCCGCTTTTTTCATATTGCACTCCTAGGGATAAAATTTACGATTTAGTTCGATATGGGGCCCATCACGAAACGATTTCCAATCCCCACCCCAAATGATAAAAACCCCAACTTCGGCAGCTGCCTTCTTAAACGCCTGTGAAATCTGGGCGTATAACGGAAAATCCCAGCTAACTACTCCATTAGGTAAGGCTACAAAGTCAATTGCATGCCCAGTAATATGGCGGGAGCGCATAGTGCGTGTTGCACCTTTCTTCATCAAATAGGCTTGACGCTCTTTTGTCCTTAAGCCTTCGGTAATTCTGAAATCAACAGGAGTTAATTCAATTGCCCTCTTTACCACCTTTACAAGATCAGGATGCACACCTTTTAACCGATCCAATGATTTCTGACTGAGCGTATAAACCATATTAGGAACCCATAGCAATATATATAACGTTAATAGTAAGCGGTCCGGTGACATTGGTTACAAAGTTAACTATATAACCAAATCCAGATGTTGATTTGCTGGTAACGGCCAAAGATACAGTCCCTGCTCCTTGAGCACCATTACCAAAACATGCAACGGTTACAAAGTTATAATCACTAAACGCGGTGTCAAATGTGTGCGTTCCTGACTTATAGCCAACGGTTTCTCCGTTGGCTACAACAACATTAAAGCTTCCAGTGTAAAACTTTAAACCATTATTAAATGTAACAATGGTGTTGCCAGAACTTGCAACGACGGTATTATTAATATTATTCCAATAACTTGCAGAAGAAACACTATTAATGCTCCCAATAAAAAGTCTATCAGCTGTAACGGCGTCTGATACGTCTATGTCATCGGTGGCTAGAGATGTAAATCTATCTGGCGATGACTCAGGGGTGATAAAGGAATATTGAACGGCCGATAATCCAGAATCAATTGTTCCTGTAATGTTGACTGTTGTCACGCCCGACCCAAAAGCAGAACTAGTAACACTGTGCATGCTAGTACCACCAGAGTCTGTGCACAATATCTTCCGGTG